AATGCTGTCAGGCTCTTCACCGTAGTTATACGTCTGCTTTGGTGGTGCTTCTTCACCATTCATTTTTGCCGCCAATATAGCCGCTAAACGAGGGTCTACGCCTTGTTGCATCATTTCATCCTTAGCCAATTCTTGGCGAGCTTTATTAAATTGCGCCAAGGGGTCTTTAAAGCTGTCCTTGGTCATGTAAGTCTTAAGGAGGTTTTCCTTTAAGAATTCATTCGGTTTGCCTCTAGTACCAGTTGCAGGGGTTCCTGCCGTAAACGATCCAGACGTAACTGTTGGCGGTTTTGTAACTACTGGTCTGGTAACAATTTTAGTGATCGTTTCTGTCTCTGTGTCTGTCAGAGTGTCGGTAATAATAATTTCGGTAATTGTTTCAGACTCTGTATCTGTCAATGTCTCGCTAGAGGTTGTGACAATAATTTCTGTAATTGTTTCTGATTCAGTTTCAGACTCAGTATCAGTAACAGTCTCTGTTATTGTTTCACTTGAGGTAGTGACAATGATTTCGGTTACTGTTTCAGACTCAGATTCTGTTTCACTGGAAGTCGTAACAATCACTTCCGTTATAGTTTCAGTCTCTGTCTCTTTTTCGCTCAAAGCTGTAATGGTCACTACAGGTATTATTTCAGTCTCAGTCTCAGTTTCTTTTTCACTGAAAGCAGTAACAGTAACGACTGGTATTGTTTCCGTTTGAGATTCTGTTTCTTTTTCACTGAATGCAGTGACAGTAATTACAGGTAATGTTTCTGTTTCTGACTCAGTTTCTTGACCTGTTTCTCTTCCACTTGTAACGATCAGCTCTGTACCAGTCTCAAACTCAGTTTGCGTTTCAAAGAACGAATAAATGTTTGTCTCAAAATCTGTGTCTATATTTGTATCTGTGACAATTAGCTCAGCTTCTGTTCCTGTATCGGTCACCACAGTAGTCTTACCACTTGCCAAGTTAGCGGCGGCAAGCGCCTCAGCATCCGTAGCACCAGAGACCTTAGCTTGTCTAAACGCGAGAAGACCAACATCATCCAAACCAGATGATTGGTTGTTTAAGTTTTCCAAGTAGGCAGAGATCTGAGAGTTGTTCAGACCCTGACCACGCAAACTTGTAATCAGCAGATCTTCAAATTGATCTGTAGTTGTTGCTGTAGTCAGCGCACCATTTAAACTACGAGTTGTACCAGTCAAACCACTGGTTGTGGTTCCTGTGGTGGTGTCATCACTGCCCATAGAACTACCAGTTAAACCACTGGTTGTCAGAGAGGTAAGGTTTTTGATAGCACGGTTGTAATCACGTAGACCAGCAACACCACCTTCTTGATATACCCGCAACTGATCTGGAGTTAAATCTGCAATCTCTTCGTCAGTCAAAGGAACGCTATCTGATACTGTAGTTGATCCTGTTGTAGTAGGTAATCCACCACCACCACCAACAGAATTAAACGCAGACACCGCCATATTTAAAGCGCTAGGATTACCTGACTCAGCCGCCTGCAAAACAGCAAGAGCTCTGCCAGCAAGCACCGTGTCAGGGCTGTTGATCAAAGCGCCAGCGTTGGCAATAATGCCAGCGTAGTTACCGTTTTGTGAGGCGGTGTACAGATTAGCCGCGCTAATAGCATCTTTAGCTGTGTAACCACCAATCGTTAAGTTGTTTGCACCAAAGTAATTTTGCAGATCAGAGTTGCCTGCAAGCGCAGTGATTGCACCAAATGGGTTGTCTTGCTGAACCGCTTGACCAACTCGCAGAGCGGTGTTGACGTTCTGCATGCCCGGCATCAGCCCCGTAGCACCCACCGCCGCTTGTAACAAGTTACCAGATCTCAGCGCATCAGCAGTATTGATGACGGCAAGGATTTGCCCAGCGCCGGGGATAAACGACAGACCAATTTTTAGCAGGTCTAGATCGCTAAAAGTGTTGTTCAGACGACGATCTAAAACCGCACCGTCATCTTTGCGGATGAAGTCGATGTAGCCGGGCACACTCGACGTCTGCCAACTCGCATACTCAGTTGGAAGCTGAGCAATCTGTGTCTCAATATCATCGCCCTCAATTACTTTTTGACCCGCAACTCCAGTTAATCCAGACGTAGGTTTTGTATAACCAGTTGACGTTATGTTGTCAGCAGGAGCGGTTGTTATATTGTTGAGCGTTGTCAATCCGCCTGTTGTAACGGGATTACCATAAGCATCAAGGATAGTGCCGTTTGGCAGGCGGTATGTTCCATCACCTAATGCAACCAGTGTGCCAGATTCGTCTACACGAGTTGCTGTTGTAGGAGGTAGACCTGTGGTATCTGTTTTGTCTGGAACAAGATCAGTGACAGTTGATAACCCAGTTGGCGTAAGATTTGTTGAACCAGTTGTTGCACCAGTTGTTACACCTGCTGTTGATCCAGTAGTCGAGGCAAGATTGGAGGTAGTGCCTGTAGTTAGATTGGACAGTCCACCAGTATCACCAGTAGTCGTAACATTTGTATCGGTGGTTGTTGGTAAACCAGTAACGGCTGTTGTGGGGGTTGTGTATAAGCTGTAGGCTTGATTGATTGATGGTGTAGCAACACCTAAATTGTTTAGATAATCAAGAGCTAATTGTTGATTAGTGGCATTATCACCACCAGCCAAGCCCGTGAACTCTTCGTAAGCATCCGCAATCTCTTGAGGTGTGCTTGAGGCTGAAAGTCTTTCAAACAGTGCCATGTTCAGTTCACCGATGGGTTAACAGCGTTGACAAGGGCTTCAGCCCATTCTTGCCAGTCGTCGTAGATGAAGGGGCCGGGGATGCCCTCATTCGTAAACACATCAATAGCCTTCAAACCAGACGCCCAATCTTTCCAATTTGTGTTTGCATCTGGAATAGCTAGTTGCTGTGCCGCGTACTGCTCGCACATGAGCGACGCCCACGACTCAAAGGTGTGATACCTTGGGTCGTAGACTGGATTTGTGTTGAGTATGGTTGCCATTATGGTCTCACGTCACCTAAGTCGGCGTCTAAGAGGATTTTACCAACTTGATAATTTCCACCAGCCACGTTAGAGACAAACTTCAACCTCAACTCACGTCGTTGTTCACGCATGTCAACCTTGCCTGTGTTTGGGCTAAATGTGTACGCAGAAGACGTTACGTCTTGGGACTGAGCAAATGATCGTCCAGTAACGTACAGCTCCATGTCTCCGCTTTGAATGAAGTCAGGTTCCACACGTTCTAAGCGTAGCCACTTGTTCTCACCGACTGGGGAGGGCTGGGAGGGGCCTCCTGAGACTAACCCCAAGTCATTTGTCTCAAAGTAAGACTCAATCGCCACCGAGAGAGCGCCACTAACCTTGTCTGTACCAATCTCGTTTTGATACAAAGACACAAAGTCCATTAGAGTAGCAACAGTCAAGACAAACCCAGCACCGCTCGGAATTGATGCAGACAGGGTGTTACCGACTGCATAGTTCTTGCCATGACCATTGATCACTACAGAAGTCACAATACCGCCTGCAACCGTGATATTTGCTGTAGCCAATGTGCCAGCACCGCCAGTTAAAGGGGTGTTGTTGTACGTACCATTGGTGTATCCTGCGCCACCGTTTGTGATGGTCGCAGTTAAAATACCGCCCACAGCGTTGATATTCCAATCAGCGGCGATTGGGAATTGGAAGATTTGGGAGAAGTACCCAGCAGAGCGCTGAGCACCTGAAGCTAAACCTGTGTCGTACCAAGTGTTCTCACGCACATTGTAGATGACTGCATCTGTACATTCAGTAGCAGTACCACGTGGATAGAACCACCAAATTTCACCAAAACGAGGAACTTTGGTAACCCAAACCTTTTCGCGCTGGGCATAGTTTAGGTTGTCAAAGAAGTAGTTCTGGTTCATGTTGTTTGGGATCTCTTTCACAACACCGTTGTAGAGCAAGAACCTGTCAACACCACACCAATAATAGATACCGTCATACTCAATCACAGACTGAGAGGACAGGATAGATGACTGAGAAGAGATCAAGTCATAGCGCCAAAACTGAGGGGGTGTACCAGCACCACCGATGTAGGACACACGGATCAGTGAGTCAAGGCTCCAAAACAGCCCAGAAGGCGCGTTTGAACCGCCTCGCACTGGTAGCCCTTGGACAATCTTTCCTGTGGCTACAGAGACCTCATTTGCATCAGCAGAAACCCAATCTTGGACATTACCCGCGCCTGAGTTCCTAATCAGCCCGTCATTGCCGTACACAAAAACGTACGGGTGAAGAGTTACCACGCCACCAGACACCGAGACATTGTTGTCAAACGTAAGCGTAGAGGCGCCAGAAGTTGTGGCGGCGTTAGAGATCACCACGTCTTGAATTTGACCCATGGTGAAGACCAAACCAGTCGTTGTTCCCGCCGTGGTAACAATTGCCCCACCGCCAGAAGACGCTGACAAGGTGAAGGTCGTGGAGAAGTTAGTGGCGATGATGAAGTACGTCACGCCAGAGGTAATACCTGTAGCGGTACCAGTCAAAGTACCAGAAACGGCTACTGTTTGACCAACATACAAACCAGTTGTTGCGGTGCAAGAACACTGACCAGCAATGCCCGTAACAGCTACAGCGTTCAACACAGGAACTCGTAGGTTCGTAGACACAACCGTTGTGTTAGCAGGAATACCTGTACCTGAGATGCTTTGACCAGCACCAATCAAAAGATCTTGGGTAGACAAGTACATTGTCGTGGTCGAATTCAAGAACACGGAGCTTGTGAACACGCCAAGAGCCGCCAATGACGTGCCAGTGATATTGCCACCCAAGACAGGGGTGTTGACGTTGTTGTCAATGATGGTGAGGTTGCGACCGGGGTGCGCCAACAGCAAGTTATCCCCAGACCCACTCACGTCATAGAACGTATCAAACTGCCACAAGTTATCCGCGTTTGCTGTAAAGTTAGACAGCGTCATGTCCGTAATGCCAGAACCAATACCGCTGTTGTTGATTGGAAGCAACTGCAAGCCACCAGAATACCCACTGAACACGTTGTTAAAGGTCTGTTGAGGGTTAAGGTACATCCCACGAGAAGGGCCTGCCAAGTCGTTCACAATCTCACGAAACCCACCCATCTTACGTGGGCGACCACGTTGGAAGCGAACCCAACGACCGTCGTTGTAGAACTCTTTGTCAAAGACAGTTCCATCGCGCTGGATGCCCGGCTTCGTGTCAAGCGCAAATACCTTCTTGGTCATTAGAACGTACCCCCAGCAATACCTGTTGAGAACGTACCTGATCCAGTAACTGTCACGCCAGTTGCGGTTGCTTTAAACCTTTGCGTACCAAGCACTGAAACACCAAACTCACCTGCCGCGGGTCGATACACGCCAGTGTTTGTTTCCGCCGCAAAGTTTAGAGAAGGGGTTCCCACCGTGCCATCCAACAAACTCACCGTAGAGGCGCCAGCTTGGGTGGTGTTGGCGTTAAGAAAGTTGGTTCCGTCGCAGATAAGGGTGGCTTGTTGCCCCGGTGGTATCGTTGCCGTAAACCCCAACCCTGTCGTCACCGTAAGGCTAAAACCGTTGTCCGTTGTTTGGTTCGAGATGACGTACAAGTTCACAATAGGTGGGAACGTCACCACCACGTTGCTTGTCAGATTACCAACGTACTCTTGGATGTTGTTTGCCGCCTCGTTGTTCGTCAGCAGAACAGCTCCACCAGTCACGCTCTTTGTAAGTGAAGTAAACGCAAACTGTGAACTAACGCCATAACCAACGGTTACGTAGGCAGTTCCTGTACATACAATAAATGCTGACTCTGTTGGGTTAAACGTCTTAGTAGAGTTACCATCTATCAGCTCAGCACCAGTACAAGAGATCGTGAAGGATCCAGTACCGTTGTTCTTAAACAAAGTAAACCAGTTATTGCCAAGGGTGGCCGCGGCTGGGAGCGTTGCCACACCAGATCCGCCAGACCACACACGAGTCTGCGCTCTGTCGGTTACCGCAAAGGTAGTTCCTGTAGTAATCGCAGAACTTGGGTGGCTTTGATTAAGGGTAGCACCGCTGGCAACCAAACCGTACCCAGCTAGGGTAGCGGCGTCAGCTCCAGATGAACCAGCACCAAAAGCAATGACACCCCAAGTACCCTGAGCGTTTGCGTTGGTAGTGATGTAGATGTACTTGGACTCGCCAGCGGCTACAGACACAATCGTGTTTACGCCTGCGTAGTCTTTGACCGTAAAAGTGTTCGCACCAATGTTGCGGATCAGCGCGTCGTTGCCAACCGAGGTTTGATTAGCGGGAGGCATAAACAGGCTCAAGCTACCAGCAGTAGCGGTCACCTGCATGATGCGGGGGGCAAAGTCGGTGCTTGTCGTGCTGTTGCTAGGCCAGTTTAACTGCGTGTTAGCAGACAGCGTAACCGCACGAAAGCTTACGTCCGTTGGCTGGATTACGTCACCAGTGAAGGGGCTTACATAGCTCATGAATCCACCGCTATAGCTTGACGATCAGCCACACGCAACTTGTCCTCAGCCGTCAAAGTATCCATGATCAGTTTGTATTGAGCCTGCCACATAGGAATGCGGTCGTCATTCTTAAGGAACGGCATCGCCTGAAGCAAGGAGCCATAAAGCAACGCTTGAGGAGCGTAGATGGTGAACCAATTGGTTTGGTTAGAGCTGTCCAAAGGCTGAACACGCTCGTAGTACAGAACCTCAAAAGCGTAGGCTACGTCAGGCGTAGGAGCGATGAGCCAATTGGAGTAGTCGTAGTCAGCGTAGTAGACAGGAGTGCCTGTCGCAGTCGGAGAAGGCCAATATTCCCTCAGATACTCATACTTGCGAAGCAAAACTGGCTGGCGCGCTCCACCAACTGTGATGTTCATAGACACCGTTTTGTGCCAACGAGCTGGCTTGGCTATGGTAGAAGTCCCAATCACCATGTTGCTGGTGTTGACCGTCAAGTTACCCAAAAACTTGATCTGAGAGGCTATAACCTGCTCAGCCAACATGATAAACAGAGGGATCTTGTCCAGCGTGGCGGTGTCATTACGCTCCAAATAGGATTGGATGTTTTCGACCAAGCTGTCATAGGTCATAACACTTGCAGTCGCCATGCGTTCACCTCTTAAATTCGTTGAGACATTTTAGTATGCCTTTTAACTTGTGACAAGGCTACTTGCTTGCCACGCCCTTAGTCTTCTCAAAAGAACGCATACCAGCGATTCCAAGGATCCCAGACAGGATGACCCAAAGTTGGTCAGCATCCAGTACAGGAGGAGGATCCATGCCAACAGGAACCCAACCCATAGCCTGCAAGTACTTCCAACACCATTGGAAAAGCGGGTAAAGCAGGAACTGGTAGCCCATAGCCGCCACGCCGATCCAACCGATGGCAGGTCGCCAGCCACTGACAAACACGCTACTGGACGAGGCTTCGATCTTGTTGACCTCAATCTGGGCTAAGTCTGTAGCCTGATCAATGCGCTTCTCTTCCAGATCGAGCTTTCGTTGCTCGATCTCCATTTCCATCTTCTCTTTGTCAGTGGTGATCAGGTCGCCTGCAACCTTACCCACGGCTTCAATAATGGATCCAACAGCTAGTAAGCTCATGCTAGACCTTTCAGTGTGCGATTGATCCAGCCCTTAAGGAACTTGACCTGCACAGGGTTTTTGTTGCAAATTTCAACGTAACGAGCAATTTTTGCCAACGCATACGATTCTTTGAACCGCTGACCATCCGTAACTTGGTTGAGCTTTTCGATGGTTTTAGCCCCTATCCCACCGTCAGGGGTAGCTCCAACAATCAATTGCGCAAGCTTTACAGCCATGCCCATGCCTGCATTTACCCCAAAGTTAAAGATGGTATTCGCAACCTCTTGGTTGTTGATCTCGTTCCCACGCATCTTGTCCCAAAACTCCACGCGGTAGAACTCACGCACCATAGGGGTCAGGGAGCCGCCAAATTCTTTCTTGTCCACAAGCGCCCAACCGTTCCATTGTGGGTTCTTGTTACGAGCAATTCCTGCATAGGTCATACCCCCAGTGTCGCCTGCGACTTCATGGAGGACGTAACCGCCCTCATCCCTAATCATTTGCTCAAAGGCTGGTTCAAACTGTGCCATGTTAGTCTTTCTTACAAGGTGCTTCTGACTTTTTAGAGTCGTCATTTTGCATGAGTTTGATACCAGACAGGAACCCAATCATGCCGCCGATAAGAGTAGAAAAAGCGGGTGAAATCATCTTGAAAATTTCTGCGTTGTCCACTTCCTTTGCCCACAGACCCAACATAAAGCTGACCACCATTGCCAACACGGAGATACATAGGGTTGTGCTTACCATGAGCGTGACGTACAGAGTCAGCTTGTCCCTCGTGTCTGGTGTGGGCTTGGAGGGAGTTTTGGGTACTGGCTTTCTGGTCATACAAGTTTGTCAATCTCGCGTTTAAGGTTTGTGATGTCAATGTTCAGCGTTATCTGCCTCATCCTATATTCATAAATCTCATACTCATACTGGTGAAACTTCTTCACCGTATTGTCAATCTGCACCTGCAAAGCGTGTTCAGCGTTTTGCTTTTCCACCCTTTTTATGAACAGCTCCTGTTGCACCATCGCTTGAGGCTGTACGACTGGATACCACTTGTCGTAACTGATCTTCATTTCTTTTCACGTTTAAGCGCCTCTTCATAACCACGCAAAATTAAAGCTCGAGCTTCTGCCGAGTCTGCTGTACCCGCCCACATGGGTAGGTTGTTCCAAATGACCACATAGTCTTCTGGTTTGCAATACTGTGCGTTGTTCTTTAGCCATGCAACCATTTGTTGATGGCGCTCGGATGGGTTGTGGATTGTGTAACCTATGCCATAGAACTCTCGGACGTGACAGCCATTCTTGGCTACGGCTCCAACTAGCCCCAACAGCAGTAACAGAAGAAGCCATCGCATTTATCACACTAAAGTCCACGCAATTATGTACGTGCCAAATATAACGAAGGCAACCATAAGAGTCGCCGCAATAAATGCTTCGACCCAATCCCACATGCTATAGCCCCAAGATCTTTTTGACGAGCTCTCCAGCAACGCCCGGGCCGAACAGGACGCAAATAATTACCCCATACAAGAGGTACTCAATCTTGGTCATGCGCTTGTCCCCATCACGCAAAGAGCGATCTATGCTGTTATAGCGTTCGGTACAGATGGCTTCATGCACGGCAAGCTTAGTCTCCAGTTGTTCCATCATCTACCTTTGGAGGCTTGACTGCTTCTTGAATAGCTTGGATCAATTGGTACACCTCTTGGTAGGGGCGTGTTCCAAGGTAACCAAGAATTTGGTTTACTGTTTCGATGTCCATGTTTAGCTTCATGCTGTTGGCTCCGATGGTGTTTCCGCAGGTGTTTCAACAACTGGAGGCTCAACGTACTGCGCTGGGACATACTCCCAATCCAGTGGAAGACCTACCCAGTTGACATGATTCCATACCCACTTGGCTGTGATGTTCTCATCAGGAGGTGCAACATCAGTTGAGTATGGAATCTGCTCTTCAGAAGTTCCGCAGTACAAGCCAGAGATTTCAAATTTGTAGTACATGATTTATCCTACCCTTACATAAGCGTTTGAGCCAGTTCGTATTGGCGTAATGCCTGTTACTCCAGTTCTGTAAAACGCACCACCAGCAGTTATGTCTGCTTTTAGTACGTTAGTAGAATTGGCAGAAGTTAAACCAGCCGAACCATAAGCAAAAGCAACACCGCCAGCATCTGGTGTTGTGAAAACGTTTCCTACGTTCCAATTTCCACCAGTATTTGCATTTGTGTATTGGCTACCTGTCCAAGTTACACCCCCATCTAGAGAATAAATAGCTTGGTTATATCCAGAATTACCATTGTAACCAAGCAGAATAACTGTGTTGGAATCACCTGCATATGTAATAATTCCGTAACCCCCCTGCGTAACAACGATACTTAAATCAAATGCTTGTGGTAAGGTTACAAGTGTCCAAGTAACAGCATCTGAAGATGTTAATAGTTGCGACTGACCAACAACACCAGCATAAAATCTATTTGCATCAGCAAAAACACACAGTTGAGTTGATAAGACACCAATTGGGAATGTTGGCGTTACCCAAGTAACGCCATCGTCTGTTGACACTTTGTAAAGAGCGCTACGATTAGAAAAAACAAGAGTAGAGCCTTTATAATATAAACCACCATTAGTACTACCTGAAGGTAGTGGTCTATTTGCTGACCACGTTGCGCCAGAATCAGCCGTGTAATATGCTTCAGACGAACTGATTCCATTTGTAATAATTAGTTTTGCGGGGTCTGTTGTGTTGTACTGCAAAATATAATTATCGGGGTTTAAACCCCCAGAAGCGGCAAAAGTGCAGGCCGCCCACGTTACACCGCCATCAGTTGTAAAACGATACGCACCGCCCACATTTAAAAAACAACTGTTGCCATTGCGATAAAATTGTATCTCGTCAGCTTGAGTGGCCGCCCCTGCACTTCCAAGAATAGCAGTCGTGTTATCACCGCCAAAGGTAAAACCATCAGTTGAAAGAGAAGCCACAAAGTTTATTCCGTCTGGGGCAAGCAACAAAAATCTTGCACCGCACCAGAACACAGCAAATTGTGAAGTAGCGGTTGAGTTTCTTTTCCAACCAGTCGTTGCCGCAAACGTGTTGTTGCTACCTCCAGTGCTTTGTGAAGCGTGTGCAATTGTTGCGGAAGTAGTCGAAAAAGTAGGCAACCCAGTAACTGTTTCAGTTGTCCATGTTGTGCCATTGGTAGTAGACTTAACACTTAACGCAGTTGCAGATGAAAAGCAATAACTAAATATTTTTGTATTATTGCTTGCGACAACACCATTTGTTCCACCACTTGCAGTATTAGTTCTATTACTTGTTTGACCCGTACCTACTGCTTGCAAACCAGCGGATGTCATTACGCCGACACCAACATCAGTTGTGCCGTTATAGTACGCGGGTACTACTGAAATACTACTTGCAGATATTCTTGCAATAGGATAAGTTGCGTGAAACCCAAAACCATTATAAGAAAATGATAAAGCGCTTTGCGCTAAAACTGTTGGAGCGGTCGAAGTTCCAGCCGCCGCAAGATTTGTTTTTGTGGTTGTGCTTAAATTACTAGACGCTGTTGATACGCCAGACTGTAACCACTTGCTACTTCCAGCATCGTAAAAGGCAGGAACGCCTGATAAATCAACAATCTCGCCAATTGAATATCGGCTTAAATCGTCAGGTGTATTATTGTTAAATGCCATGATTAAACTCCGTAAACATTGACTGAAACATTGGCTGTGTTAGAGCGCACAACCACCAATTTTGCACTGCCCGATGTTAGACCAGACAGTTGCATAACCTCATTTGCTGGAAGCAGGGTATCGTAAACAAAGTACTCCGCATTTGTGGGCGTTGCCGAAGTTGACAAAGGTGCAATACGAATTGTTACGTTTGATGCGTTACGATTGCACACGTTGACCGTGAAGGACTGTGATCCCGCTGGCAGTGTGCAGATTGTTGTTAGTGTGTTAGCGGCAAGGTCTGCCGAACCTAAAAGTCCTGTTGTCATGTTTGCTCCTTATAGGTTAGCGTAGTAGAAAAGATCAATGGCTGAAACACCTGAAGGCGTTGACCAAGTAGGGGGTGCGCCTGAACCACCAGAAGTCAAGATTTGACCTGCCGTGCCTGTTGAGTTACCAGAGCCAACACCCAAAGCCAATGACGTGTTAAGCGTAAAGCCTGTAGTGCCACCAGACAGAAGTGCTAGTACACCAGACCCGTCGCCTGAAACGACCGCTCCACCAGTGGATGTGTCCGCATTGATTGTGGTTGCCATGTGTTACTCCAATGCCTGTATTTTAGCCGTGAGTGCTGTAAGTTCAGCAAGCAATTGTTCTTTGGTTGGTGCAGGTGGGGCAACAGGCGGTACGTATGCCGCATCACGGGCTTCCAACTCAGCGATTTCTTGAGTCGTCAGATCAACCCGAATGCCGTTAACCATGTTGTGTGTGTATTGGCTCATGTTGTAACTCCATAAAGAGATGCTGTTCCAGACGCAATGTTGCCAGACGTCCATAGAATTTTGATAGCAGTTTTAGCTGTTGTGTTAGATGTATTTCCATTACCAAGACCCAAAACAAACATGTTATTAACTTGATCTTGGTATGACGCCGCATAATCGGCAACTGTTATTAAAGAGTTTGTCATGTTATAAAACGATGCGCGACCGCTAACATATGATGTAGAACGAACACCTATAGTTGCGCTTGCGCCAACTGTAATAATGCCTGTAGTGTTATTGTTAATTGAGTTAGTTTGCGCACCATTACCAACAATTGCAAAATCATTGTTAATGTAAGAAGAAGTTACATACGTTGGCCCCGCCCCCGTGCCAACTTGAAAAAGTAAATAAGCATTTGTGGTTGATGGGGCAATTCCATCAAAAATAATAATGTAGTTGTTGTACCCACTTAGACCCGTCCAAGATAAAGATGCGGAACTAGAGGCTGTCACGGTGCTAATCAATGTCATTGCCGCAGGACTAGCTGTTACCCAAGACGGAGCCGAAGCGCCATTGCTCTGCAAAAGTTGACCTGAACTACCTGCCGTTGTAACCGCTTGTGCAGTACCAGTGCCATACACAACACCGCCAGCGGTAGGCGTAGCAGTCGAGTTAGTACCACCATTAGCGATAGGCAATGTGCCTGTCACGCCAGTAGCAAGATTGACTGATGCTGGTGTAGCCCAAACAGGAGCAGAAGAACCTGCCGAAGTTAGCACCTGACCAGCAGAGCCTGACGCTGTGTTTGCGTACTGAGACCCATCACCGTAGGTTACGCTACCAGCGGTGGGTGTGTTGTTGCCGTTAATTATTACTGCCATGGTTTACTCCAGTGCCTGTATCTGTGCTGTCAAAGCCTGCACCTGTGCAAGCAGTTGTTCTTTAGTTGGTGTGGGTGGCGTAGGCAGGACATACGAAGAGGCTTGCGCTTCAAACTCAGCAATCTCTTGAGCAGTTAGATCAACCCGAACGCCATTAACCATTTTATGTGTGTACATGATTAACTAATCCCGTAAAGTTTGAATGTTCCTGAAGCAATGTTGCCAGAACCAAAAAAGAAACGAATTGCATTGACTACGCCGGATGTTGCAAACCGATACCCACCACCAACAAAAGCGCCCTGTTGAGCAGAGTAACCATTTTCAAACCCTATAAGGTACCATTGAGTTCTGTTTGAAGCAGAAGGGTTTGCTATAGTCATAGTAAAAGACTGGCCACCATAACTAGCAGTATTATCTTGCCCATAAAAATTGATGTAAAAACGATCATCAGAAGTTTGCCCATAGTTCCAAGTTGTATCACCAAAATTAGTATGCGTGCTGTAATAGTTATTAGCCCCTGAATCATAACTAGAACCATTATTGGTTGAAGTTCTAAACACTAAAGCGGCGTTGTTTGTTGCAGGAACAGCATTAGTGACAATCACCACATAGTTTTTGTACGCAGAAGTCAAACCAGTAAAATCTACTGTTGCGCTTGAACTTGCTATAGTGGTTGAAATAAGCGTCATTGCGCCAGCACTAGGCGTAATCCAACTAGGCGCACCTGCACCGTTTGTTTGAAGCACTTGACCTGCCGTACCGACTGCCAGCATCTGTGTTGTGCCTGCGGCTGATTGATAAGGAATCGTGCCATTAGAACCGCCAGCAAGGTTTGTAGCTGTTGTGGCTGATGTAGCAGTACCAACAGTAACACCGCTCAAACTTGTAGCACCCGTACCACCAGAGCCAACGGGCAAAGGTTGAGCCAAAGTTACAACTTGGTTAGTGGCAATAGTGACAGCGGTGGTTGATCCGTTTGTTTGTAAAACTAACTGACCAGTTGTGTCGCCTGTCTGAACTAGCGCCGTTCCGCTTGCTGTTCCTGCTGAAATTGTACTCATGCTATGTCCTTAGAGAATGACCCAGCGCTGACCGCTTGGCACTGTTACTGTGACACCACTGTTGATGGTGATGGGGCCAACGCTGAAGCCGTTCTTAGCCGTTGACAGAGTGTAATTGGAAGTCACAACTAAACTGTTCTCCCAAATTACACCACCAGCAGAAGCGCCTGTAAATTCCCAACTAGCGGCAGTACCGTTTGTAAACAAGAACTTGCCTGCATTGCCAGTTTGGCTTGGAAGTGAGCTAAGCGTAGTGAACGACAAAACACCAGAACCGTTGGTGACCAAGACTTGATTGGATGTGCCGTCAGCAGATGGGTACTTCAAGCCAGCAGGGTTGTTGATCAGTCGAGTGACAGTACCAGTAGCGTTCTTGGCATACAGCGCCATCTCACCGTCATTGATGTTGATCGCTAACTCACCGTTAACCAAGTTCCCAGAACTAGGAGCCGTAGCTGACGTCGTGCTGAAGTACAGCGATATGGGTGTAAATCCAGCTTGAGCCATTAGAATGTTCCTCCAAAGATGCCAGTTGTTGCCGTTACTGTCGTTGCGGCTACAGTGGTAAATGCGCCAGTGGTTGGTGTTGTAGCACCAACAGTTCCGTTAATGTTAATTGATGCAGTACCCGTTAAGTTTGTAACTGTACCGCTTGATGGCGTACCTAGCGCACCATTGAACGTCACAAAAGCGCCAGCAGAGCCTACGTTAAGCGCAAGAGCAGTTCCAACACCTGTACCTAGTCCAGTAATAGATCCGACCGCTGGAGTTATCGTGGTATTGCCTGCCAAAGTCAACTGACCCTGCTGGTTTACCGTGAATGTACCTACCTGCGTAGCAGAGCCGTATGCACCAGCAGTTACCGCTGTGTTTGTAATGCTGAACTGAGTACCCGCAAGGGTCAGACCTGTACCTGCTGTGTAAGAGCCTGCACCTGTGAACTGTATCCACGTAACAGGGCTTGTACCAACAATCGTTACTGGGTCAGTCTGAACCCATCCAGTGCTTCCGTACAGCGTACCGTAAGTGATAAAGGTAAAGTCACCGCTTGCCATCTCAGGCGCGGTATCAAAGTCAGTTGCACGAGTTAAAACCGTACCACCAGTTGCCCATGTGTAAATACCGTTGTTGGCTTGCGTAGCCTCGTTTTTTACAAGAACACGGTCGCCATTCAAGAGCGTGTAGCCATCTAAAACAGTCAACGCAACAGACAATGTCAAAGTAGCGCCAACACCAGCCGTGCCGTTGTTGTAAGTTACCGTGCCACCAGTGATAGATGCAAGCGTATTCGGTGTTGCCGCATTACAAGACGGATGAACGTGAAGTCCCTCAGCAACTGCATCTACATACTGCTTGGTGGCTAAGTCAAGCGCCGCAACTGGGTCTTGCGTGACCGTCACAGATGTAAGACCAGCAAGTGTCAGGCTAGTAGCGCCTAATGCAATTGCTGTAGTTCCTACTGTAATTGAGCTGTTTGTCAATCCAGCATTTGGAATAGTGGCAACAGCAGTGACAGGGCTTGCTCCATTACCAACTAAATAACCAGTCAGCGTAGTTGCACCAGTACCACCATTAGGGACACCTAAAGTCCCTGCAAGAACGACTGCTCCTGTAGATGCGGTGCTTGGTGTAAGACCAGTAGTCCCAGCGCTAAAGCTTGTGACACCACCAGCCGCACCATTTGCCGCGGCAGTGATCTGACCTTGAGCATTGACAGTGATGTTGGCAGAAGTGTAGCTACCAGCCGTCACCGTGGTGTTAGCGATCGAAATAGTTCCAGTTGAGGTGATGGGGCCGCCCGTGAGACCCGTACCCGTAGCGACCGATGTAACGCCAGTACCTGTGACAATTGCACCCCAAGCGTTATTCGCATAACCCTCAAAGGTTCCTGTCGTGGTGTTATAGCGAAGCTCACCATTATTTGGAATGGCGGCGCGCTCAGCGGTTGTGCCGATGGGTAGGGTGACGCCCTCAGTGCCGGGCAACTCTGGGTTTGTCGTAATCGCAAACGTAGGGTTACCAGCGGAGCCGTTTCCGTTGGTTATCGTGATCTGGTTTGCCGTACCCAAAAGGTCACGACCAGACACCGTCGTACCACCACCAGTCATGGCAAGCATACCTGTGCCAGACAACCCAGCCACAGAAGCCGCAACACCGCTCAAAGCAAATGTTGGGTTGCCTGATACGCCATCGCCATTGGTTATGCTTAAACCGTTGCCAGAGGCTGTCAAAGTACGAGCTACTACCGCGCTACCAGATTTGGCAATAACACCGTTAGACGCCGTTTCAAGGCTTCCTGAGACAGCATTTAGGGTGATCTGAAGGGTAGATTGAGCTCCACCATCAACCAAGCCAATACCAGTACCACCAGACAGCGCTCTGCTGTTAGCAAGTTGAGGTGTTTGGACAACGGTAAGGTACTGATAAGGTTGTGAAGGAGACGCCGCAATAGCGCCTGTCGTGGTGCGTACGGTTTGACCATTCTGGACGATAGGAACAGATTCTGAACCAGTAATCGCACCAGCGGCAGGTAATTGTGTGATCGTTACTTGTGCGGACATATTATGGGCTCAGTTGGTCTAGGTTACCGTTATTCTCAGGATCCTGAGTGTTACCCTCTGTCGAGATGATAAAGCTACCACCAGTGATACCGTTTTGGGTAGTGACAATGTTGTTGTCATTGGCGGCAACGCTCACATCAGGGCGTGGGAATCTGATCGTTATTCTCTCAGTTTTTCGGGCTGGAAGTCTATAGGGATCTTTCTCATCAGCGCATCCTTGCCCACAGACTTGTAAGCCGGGGAAATTGGGGTCAGGTCTCATCTGATCATGGTCGCGTTTCATCTTGCAACGATCACAGATCGCTATCGATAAAGTAGCGTTGCCACGAGTGTCGAGGAAGACTGGCATTAGTGAGTTCTCCCTTGCGCGGCAAGAGTAGCACTGCGAGAGGCAACACGTTTGGCAATCTGCTCTGGCGTTTGCTTGCGACCTTTGCCAGCTTTGCCGCCCTTGCTAAAGAAGTTTTCAGGCATAGGCTTTAGTTTGCCAACCAGCCATGGTGTTGGGCGTGGTATGCCCTTCAGTGGGCTGACATAGTCTTCGCCACGAGGCTTGCTCATTGGGGGCTTAAAACCACCAACAGCAATGTTCCAGCCAATCAATTGTTCAGGGCGAAGCTTGCTTTCAATGTCGTAGCAGTATTCAAGGTCTGAAACCAACACAACCTCTTTAATTAGAGTGTCCCAGCCGTATTTGTTGATTGCGTTTGACAAGATTGCATTGTCATGTCGCTTGTTCTTATGAGCCCACTTGTGACCGTAATTCCAACGCTTATCTGCGTCTTTGGACACGCCAACATAACCCTCAGTTAACATATCACTGTGGTGTGGTGCGCGGATCCAATAGACGGAGCAAACGGTCATCGTGTGTAAACTCCTATGTTGGGTGCCAAATAGATCGGACTACGATCACGCTCTTCCTGCTCCACTTGGTTCAGGTACTTCTCGGCTTGACCTTCAAGGTATTGGATGCGCGCCATGTCAACGCCCGGCAACTCGAGCGCCATCCTATGCGACAACATCATCAACGTCGCCTCATACCATCGAGTTGGGATGTACAGCTCGTTTGTCAGCGAGCCAACGTCCATGATCTGTTTGCTGTACCACACGGTAATTTGTACAAACGGATCACTGGGGACGGGCCACAAGTACAGCGATGGCAAGGGAATAGTGCGATCAAACCAGAATTGGAAGGGTTGGTTTGATGTGAAGTTCTTGTTTGGCAGGTTCGTGTAGTCATCGCGATTCAGGCGGGACATAGTGATCTCAGTGGAATTATTTCCAACGTAGAACTCACGCAAAGCCAAGGTAGTCCCACCAGAGGCGCGAACGCGGTAGTACTGCACGGCTTGACCGGGGTTTATGTCCGTCCAGATCCACTGGTTGTCCGTCACAGCCACGGCGCCAAGGTTTTGGAGGGTAGTCCACGTACTGTTATCTGTTGAGTACTCAAGGGTCAACGTCCATGTAGCGCTTCCACCACCTGCTATGTACGGCAGGATACCGATGGAGCCAGCATAAATGTCTTGGTTTGTCCCAAAGTTAGCTGAAATGTTGCCGTTCGCGCTTGTCTGTTGGCAGAACGTGTCTACGTCGTTATCACCCACGTTGCCAACCGTACCACCCGCAGAGGATGTGTAGCTCGCGCTAGGGCGGTTCATGGTGCGATAGAGCACGTTTAGAGCGTCGTTTGCACCTGCGGGTAGGGTGTATATGTAATTGTTCGGAGAAACGCCCAAAACGATCTTATCGATGGCGAAATACTGTATTCCGATGTTGATCAGGTTCTGAAGAAGAAAGCTCAAAGACTGACGAGCGGACACAAGTTGCTCAGAGGTCAACTCTTCGGCTAATTTGCCTGCACGTCTCGCACCATGATCAATCAGGGTTTGTACGTTAACTGTCTGACCGTATGTATCTGAGTACGCCATTTGTATTCCTTACCAGCCGGGGCAGTTCCACCGTTGCATCGATGCGCGTGATCGACTGCCCTTTTCGCTCTTTTCTGCTACTGCCCCCATTCTCGCGCAAAACGCATCTCTACGCGAGCCCCCTTGGGGTTGTGGAGCCTTTAAATTTGAGCCAGTCTCGCGGTTGTACTTAGCGCGACCTTTGGCTGTAAGTCCAGCTCCTTGTTTGGCAGGGAGCTTCTCACCGCGACCGATTGCAAGACTTACGTTCTTTTTGCTCATTTTACTTTGGCTGTTCTGGCGGATTGCTTGAAGGCTTTAGCCGTTGGCGCACCTTCGCTACCCACTCTACGCATCTTTTCCCCAGAGCCTTCAGCAATTCTTTCACGTTTTGCATTGATATTTTCATACAAGCCGCCTCCTTTAAATTTCTTACCCTCATCAGCCTTGGCAAACTCTTTGCCGACCTTTTGAGAGATACCCACCTTCTTGGCGAACGCAGGGTTGTGTGCGACCGCCTGCATCAAGTTGTGTTGAGAAGATGATTTGCTTGGCATGATTAGTCAGGGTTCTTGATGTAGATGCCTTCAAACTCAGCAGACACATTGGAAGTTCCTGCTGAAGCAATTGCCCTAATTTCAATGTCTGTCTTTTCAGCAAAAGCAAGCGGTGTGTGCAGATCAAGCACGAAGTCTCCGTTGCCGGGGATACGCGCTGAACTTTGTATTCTAAACACACCACCCAATGGGCGTTGAATCAATTGAAAGTTGGTTGATGCGTTTGCGGTTGAGTTTGCAGATGTAAAGAAAGTTCCCATTAAATACAGTGTGTACCCAGCAGGGACAGTCCAAAACGCCATCTGTGTTTGGTTTGCGGTAAGGGTAATCATGCCGTAAACGGTTGCAGGTACACCAGAAGTAACAGTACCTGTGCCAGCATAGATAGTGCCTGCGGCAGTTGCACCAGAACCAGCGGTGGTTACATACATACGAGAAATACGCAAGTAACTGTTGCCAGTATTGACTGCTGTTTGCCCATCTAAAAGGACAGACTCGCTAATTTCGTTGTAATTTGCATCAAGACCAAAAATAGCAATTGTTCTTGCGCCAGTTCCAGCAGAAGTATCGTCTGCGCTTGAGCTAGAGATTTTCATTACAGTGGCAGAAGCGGGGTATGCATACGTTCCGCCTTGTGCCCAAACTGTTTCTACGGATGTGCCGACATCACCGTTGATGCCAAACTTAAATAAGGCTTTGTGACCATCAACTTGCCCACGGGCTACTTGCAGTTCAAATGGCTCATACGCACCTTGGCGTGTTGCAGAAGAATAAGTTCCCATGTGGGTCTCCAAAATTCAAATTAAAAGTGGGAGCCGAAGCCCCCACTTAGGTTCAGCACTTTACTGATCCACCACGTTTCTTTGCAGGGGTGACAGTCACGGACTTCTCAGTCTTGGTGACAGATCCGTTTGCCTTTTTAGCGATGTCTCGCTCTTTATCGGTAACGGAACCCATGCCAGAGAACAAGCTCTTAGCACCCTCATATAGCTTGCTAGGAATGTTACGGATGGCTTTTGCCATGTCCATTTCACTCTCAGATGGGCCAATCGATTTGTCGTAAGCGCCTTTGGATAGGTCAGTTACTTTTCCGCCATCTTGATACTTCAGGTTGCTCTGGGCTTTCGCTTGCTTCATCGCTGTTGCGTTCTCAGCCTTGAAGGCAGATTGCTCTTTCTTCTGGGCTGGGGTCACACTGCCACCCTTTTTAAAGGTGCCTGATTGACGATCATTGCTGACAGGAGCAGATGGTTTCTTAGCTGGGTATGCTACGGCGCGACCGCTGTCGTTAACAGCTCCCCCCGTAGCGAAGTGCTTTTTTGTTGCACCGCCTTTTTTGTAACCACCGCCGTTACCTAACTTGACATCACCTGTGGGGGCGCTGTTGTTGTCAGGATGAGCTGTGACCATCTTGGTGTTGCGATATGCACCGCCTTGACCTTCGGTGTTGATGATGCCATCTTTAGCAATAGCGCCACCCTTTTTGTAACCACCTTGACCATTGACCACGCCACCTGTGGCGTAACCGCCGGGCTTCGTAGACTTGGCAATGCCACCAGTAGCAAGACCTTTGTGACCCTTGCTTGCAGGCTTAGACTCGTGAGACTTCAGTTCTTTTTCAAGACCCTTCATCTTCGACATCTCAGCCTTGTGCGTAGCCTTGGACTCGCCGCCGTCTTTCATTCCGCTTGGCATACCCTTCATCCCAGCCATAGCCGCACGACGTGCCGCCATAGAAGGACGCTTAGGACGAGCAACGGGCATCATGCCACCGCGAGCAGGCATAGCAGACATCGCAGATGGCATAGCCATCATTCCGCCGTCAGCCTTTTTCACGGATCCGCCTTTTTTGAGCTTTAACTCAACTGTAGGCTCAGTGGTCATCATTTTGACCATTGGTTTAAATTGACCCATGATCGTGCTCCTTAAACTTTCTGAGCATACACAACGGTCAGGCGGATAACGCCTTGTGTTGTGCTGATCGTGCCATCAGGGTCAAGCGTAACAACAACAGAGGTATTAGTACCAATGTCGCTCATTGCAAGCAACTGTGCGGCTGTAAAAGTTAAAGCAATACGACCACCTGCAAACACATCTGTCGAGGACACGTATTGTGTACCTGCGGCGGCTGTGCCAACGGTCATTGCGATTGCTGTAGCTGTTCCGCCACCCACCGCCTCATTCACAACCATGTCAGCAAAAAAGCTGATGATTTGTGATGAAGCAGGGAGAGTCAGAGTTGCGCTAGTAGCGGTGCCCGCGGCGGCGGTTGTGACAGTAGTTGTCTGAGACATGACGACGAAACCGCCGTCAACAGTGTCAGTCAAAGTGCCAGAACCAGCGCGCAGGGTAGAACCAAAATAGGTTTGTGCCATTGTCTTTTCTCCTTAAAGCGCGGGGGGCGAACCCCCCACTTGGTTTTAGACGCCAGCAGTGCCGTACATCGCACGAGGATCAGTGAAGCCCACGTCGTAACGCTCTGTCGCTTTGTAGCGCATAGAGTCAGTTTCGAAGTCGCCTTCCATGGTCTTCTCGAGCTTACGACGCATCATGAGCTTCATGCCTTCTGGAGCGTCGGTTTGTACGAAGAATGCTGAAGCATTGGTCAAACGTGACAACACAGCCGCGCCTTCGTCCAACAGACCGATGGACTTGACAGGGTTGATGTCGTTGTTTGCATTACCTGCGCGCAACACGGATTTCAAGAGGACTTCAGCTTGGAAGACGTTGCCGGGGGCGACCACCAATTGGCGGGGCACAAGGCGAATCTTCTTACCATTGTTGTCCACAGCTTGACGAATCTGAATCAACATCTGCTCAAGCGATGTCTGTGACAGATTGGCGGCTGTAGCCAATTGGTTGCTGAATGTACCGCTGACGATAGGGTGCGATGTGCTGATCAAAGCAACGCCGTCGCCACCTGCTGTAGCACCGCCAGTGAAGGCGTTGTTCAACACGTTAGCAGACAAAGTCTCTTTGGTCTCAATCAATGACTGAGCCAAGTGACGTGCGTACACCTGACCGATACGGATGTGGTCACCGTCTTCAACCAAAACTTTGGTCAAAGCAAATGCCAAGCCGTACACAGAGTACACATAGCGTTTCAAGAACAGAACACCACCCTGTTGGTACGACACTGGTGTGCCGTCAGGCAACTGAGGTGCCGCGCCGAAACCGTACAAGACGGGTTCTTCGTGGTAGTTACGTGGAATGCCGTCTTGTTCCGTGAAAACACGAGACCATTCATCGGCACGTTGGTCGTAGACACCGTCGAAACATTCATTCAAGATAGGTTCGACGATGCTACGAAAGTCGGTACTGCGCATTGGAGCGGCCATGATTCATGTCCTCCTATTAAATTGCCGTACCTGCCGCACCAGCAAACTGGTACTCGGCAATAGTGGCACGAACGATGGTGTAAGAATCACCCCAAGCATTGTCAGGGTACGGAGCGAGGTTGATGATTCGCATTTGTGCGCTGTTGCCAGCACCAGCTAAGGTGGTTGACAAAGTGCAAGCAGACAAACCAGTGGTTGTTGAACCAGCAGTTGTGTTGCTCAAATCAGCCTCATCGCCAATGGAAGTCTGCGCTAGTGAACCAGCGGCTTGAATTTCATAGACGATATTAGGGTCGTTGTAGAAGTACGCAATGCATGAACCAGTCTGGTATGCCGTGTTGGCAGGCCAATAGTTCGACACGCGACGACGACCAGTAGTGTCCGTAAACTCGACGCCTGAGAAGCAACCGAGGAACGCATCACCAGCGGCGGCGACCTGAATAACACCACCTGTAGCCATCTTGACGGGCTGACCCTTCAAGATGTCGGTGTTGTACGTAGAGAGAATACCGTCAGCAAGCGCTGATGCACGATCCAACCCAGAAGGGTGGAATGCAGGTCGCATACCGAACGGAGCATTTGTAGAAGACATAGTCTTACTCCTTAGAAGTTAACCCTCAAAAATGGGGGCGCGATTAGATTGAGATTGGTCAAACCTACCCATACCTTCGCCTTCCAACCGTACCAGCGACTTACCGCTACTGTCACGCTGACCTTGGAGATTCTCAAGTTGAATACGGACTTTGTCCGCCTCTTCTTGGGGAGCTTCAAAGTGCAGTTGCGTCATGACGTCTTGGTAGACATCCATGGGCAATTTGAACAGCAACATCTCGTTGCATGATATGTACCCAACGTGTTCGCCAGCCTTGACTTTGTAGTTGTCGAACCCAGACATTTCGTCCGCTTTCACGGGTGTATATCCAAGTCGCACCCTTTTATCAATGGTGTCGTATGCGTTGGTGGTTGAGAGCCAAATGAGGTGCCAGCCCGGCATCTCTGGTACTTTTGGCAGTGCTGATTGGTTCCATTCATCACTCCACATCTTTCGACGTTCCTGTGAGCTTACGAACTTTGTTTCTGGAGCGGCGCGACTTGCGTCCTCGCTTGCGCGATCATTGCGTCCACCTGCATTCAGAGATTTTTTCAAACGTGATTCGGTCATACTTGTTTCCTTAGTAAGAGTTGTTTCGAGCTTCTTGCGCATATCGCTTAATCATCTTGGATCGCTTATCGGGATCATCCCAAAAGCCTGCATCCTTCATGGCGCGCACTTGTTCTGGTTTCAAAACAAATGTGTTCCTGTTGGTGCTTCCGTTGACGCTTTCGCGACCAGAACTTGTTACAACACTCCTTGGTCTCTTAGTAGACGAACGTACGTCCGTGCTGTCATTGTACTTGTGTGGCAAGTACTTATGCAAGCGATTGTCAAGTTCTTCCCAATAATCTTGGCTGGTGGGGTTCCAGCCTTCGGCTACTAGGGTCTCGTCAATCTGCTTTGCAATCTTGGAATCGGTATCCCGACCGCTTGGGTCGTACCAATCATTCTTCTCCATCCAGTTCGCCGCCAAGCGTTGCAGGCGTGGATCTGGGACGTTTCCTTGGGTCTGACGTGGCTCAACAGCAGACTTCTTGAAGGATGACAGCGACTCAATCTGACGACGAGCTTCGTACATCATCTCCTGAGCGTCGGTCATAGCGGCACCGTCAGCGGCGGTTGCCGCCTCAGCGATCTTCATCTTCGCGTACTGCAAGCGAAGTTCTTGGTCTTCAATAGCCTTGTCAATACGAGCTAGGTCAGCAGAGTGCGTTTTGCGCTCCACCACGGACAAACGCTCCATCAACTCTTGGTTCTTGCGTTCCAATAGCTGGAGTTTCATGTCCTTCTCTACGCCAGTCTTCTTGGCTAGATCCCGCTTGGCGCGTCTTTTCTCACGACGAGCACGTTGGTACTCCGTCTCGTCTTCAGGGGCTACATCGTCGTCTATAGCGCCTCCAGACGCCATGTCGCGGTCGTCGTCTTGCTCGTCAGGGGACTCAATGCTGTCAGGAAGGTCGATAACGGCTGAACCGTCCGCCTCTTCCGTGACTTTGATCTTGTCAAGTTCGTTTTCTGTGGTCATAAGAATGCTTTCATAGCTAAGGGATCACCAATGACTTTGGCAATGATTTCGTGGTCGTTCAAGATCATGAACAAGGCTGGATCTTCGTGATCGCTCTCGCCTGTGACCTTAACTTCCCAACGATCTCCGCCCCATTTAGGGACTCGGATGTAATCGCCAACTTCGCACCACGAGCCTTCAGGCCAGCCTTGCATGGTGTCTCGGTTTTTAAATGCGAGGGGGCCAACTTCGATGACTTTTGCCACCATGTTGTTCCACTTCTCGCTCTCTTTGGTCTCTTCTACCAAAATGATCCCTGCGCCTGTCGTTTTCTGCTTTGTGCGACGTAGTTGCACCAAAATTCGACCACCTAATGGCTTAGCACCCGGGCTCACAGCGGGGAATGCCCACTTCACTTCAGCGTTTTCCAACACTTCGGGGTTATCGCTCATCTTCTTCATCTTCCTTTAACATTTTGTTAATGAGATCGAGGGTTTCCTGCAATCCCAAGTTTGTGCCGACCGTGCGTTGGTACGTCTCCCATGACGCGACGTTTCCAGCCGCTAAGGAAGAAGCTATGTTAGCTTGACGCACCTTGATTGCGCCGATCAGATCACTCAAGTTGAATATCATTATTTCTTCTTAGCTTGCGATAGTGCGCCTCCTTGTTTTTTAGCTGGCGCTGTGTTGCCAGAGGACTTGAGGGACGTGCCATCAAGCTTCTCGCCAGCGGCAATACGCTTGTGCATAGGCACGGCTTCGTTGTGATAAGGGTTAGATGTAGCCATTTTGATCTCCAAGGGTTTGTTGAGCTTCTTTTTGAAGCGCCAGTGCAGTTTCTGCCTGCTCGTTTTGCAATTTAGCCGCGTCTCGCGTCAGTTTTGCAGATTCAATGCGTTCTTTCGTCAGGTTGTCAGCCGAATTGGTGGACATCTTGACGCTGTCTTGCTGTTGTTGCTTTGCCATCTCCATTTGCATCCGTGCGGCGCCCTCTTGACCCTCTTGTGTGAGGCGTTTGTCCGCCAACTGTATGTCGGCTTGGTCTTTCGCGGCACGGCGCTGGGTCTCTGCCATGCTTGTCTGCATGAGAACCTGTGCTTCGGGTGGTAAGGGTTGCTGTTGCTTGCCCTGTTGCATCATTTGGATCATCTGCTGGATGATAGGCATGACGCCCTTGAACGCTTTCTCGCTGTCCATGGCGACGTGCTGAGACGCCAAGGCGTATATCTTGTCAATTTCGGCTGTGTACTTGGGATTAGCGTAGTCAGCTTGTTGTTTACCAGTTGACTTGGTCACATAACCGTTCATGCGCTTCAAGTACCACAAGGTAATGTGTTGTTTGACGTGCTCCATCATCTGTGGGATGAAGGCTGGCGCGATCATGGGGTTTGCACCAAAGGCTGGATCCTTGGCAAAGTCCAAGTGACCCTGAATGTGAGCCAAGTGGTCTTGATCGATGAAGGCAAAACCTGTCTGACCAAGAGCCATAGCGACGTTTTCGTCTGCGACTGGGCGCTCTTCGGGGTTGGGTACGTCTTTCATCAGCTCATTGATGCCGGGCACCTTGATCTGCTTCAAGAACCTCTCCAGCACCACCTTGCGGTTGAACAGATCTGGGTTCTTGTCCATCAACGCCATCACCGCTTGAGTCTGCGCCATGCGCTGAGTCTCAGAGAAGATGTGCGGATCAGAGACTGGGATCACGTCTGTGTTAGATGCGAAGTCTTCTTTGCTGATTTCCAGATCTGCAACCACTTCACCCTTGCGTTGCTCGTCGATGTACCAACGATTCAGACGTCCAAGGATCTTCAGAACGCGACCTTGTGACTCGTGCAGACGTGCGTGGATGGCAGAGAACACCGCGGCTCCCTGCTCGATCAGTGCTTGGGTGGTTCCAACAGGGGTGTTGGAGTTCACGTCAGCGATCTTTTCCTCAGCGGTGGTCACGACACCCTTAGCCGCGCTGTCTAACCAGCCCAAAAGCGAGAATAAAACTGGGGAAGGGGGGTTGAAAGGCATAGGCATGGCAATCTTGCGGATGTCATCGACCCCGGGCATCCCCTCGATCTCACAAACCTGCGTCACATCCACCTGTTGGGACTGACCAGAGATCTTCGCTCCCTTGAGCTTTAGCATGGTCGCCGCGTTGTTGATATGAGCAGAGTCCAGCAAAGCGCGCAGAGAGCCTGTAAGAGCCGCTGACAGCCCTCCTATGAGCTGTGGTAAGCCAATAGCGTAGGCGCCACGCCATGGAATGAACTTGAACTCAACCAACCAATCAAGCTTGGTCATGGTCTCGTCGCCCTCTTCCCAGTTACGGTAGAGACCAACGCACTCATTCTCGTGCTCGTCAACCATCAAGATGTATGGAGCTGACTCACCATCTGTCAGTGGGTCGTCATCAAGCTCCAACCATGTGTAAATGTGGTAAACCTTACGAAGTCCGTCTTCGTTGTCTTCAAACTTACGACCTTCGATCTTGTTGTTTGCCTTCTCAGAGTGAGTTTCCTCTGGCTCAGCAGATACGCGGATCAGGTCGATGTCACGGTACAAGCCAGAGCGAATGCGGTTCTTGAACTCCCACTCAGTCAAAGTTTGCATCTCAGTGACGCGCTGGGCTGTGTAGAAGTTAGCCGCGGCAAAGGGCAACAGAATATTGTCGATTGGCATGAACTCAGCACAGGGACGCTTCTTCTTGTCGTCGTACCAGAGTTTCATGTACTGTGAGCCACCCAAGGGAAGCTGAGTCAGGAGCTGTTCCTGCTCGTCGCGGAACTCTTCAATCTGCTCAGTCAACTGCCAGTTCATGAAGTCGCGCTTGCGCTCGGCTTTGCTAATCTTGTCCTCGTCAACCTTGCCCAAGATCTTGGTGCGGGTTGGGCCATCAGGTGGGAACATCTCCTTGATGGCGCGTGAGGCGAAGTCTACGCAGGCTTCAGCCATGACAGGGTGCACAACCTTGCTGGCGCCCATGAAGGTAGCACCGCCGGGGGCATCATTCCCCATACCCGTACGGCGTAAACCCTCTTCGTACTTCTTATCGCGCTCCTCACGAGACTTCTTGTCGTTCTCGACCAAGTCCATGTAGCGCAGAGCGATCTTGTTCAAGTCATAGGGGTCAAGCACCTCAGCCAAGTTCTGATAGAAGTCCTCGTCCTCCATCGGGCCTTTGGTTGGCATACGCACAATGGCAGACCCATCAGGTAGCTCCTCGATCTCTTGGTCGTCGTCAGGCATCTCAAACTCCATGCCTTCGTCAGCTTCTACCTGCTGATCCTTTAACCCATCGATAAAACGACCAGCGTTAGGATCTTGTGGGAATTGTGTCGCCATAGCTTATTTCCTTTTGAGCTTCTTGTTGCTCAGTTCCATGAACATAGTATCGCGGTTCTCGGTCATTCTAACCTTACCGCTTTTTGTGTCTTTAACTTTAGGTTTAACTACCCCGCCTTTTGCGTAGACATCAGGCAGAATGATTGGTGGACGACCACCGAGCATAGGCTCGGATTGTGGCAACACCAAACCACCAGACAACTCTAATTCTTTTTTCATTGCCTCAATGAATTCTTCTTGAGAGCGCCGTGGCAATCCCTCACGCAGATCCATTGTTGGGGTTATACCAACCAAGTTACGCTTCTCACCTTTGCCAGCCAACGCTCTACTGCGGTGGCGACCTTCATGACCTGAAATGTAGGGGAGTAGTGGCAGACCAACTTCTTCTTTTGCCAAGTTAAGGTAAGGAACGCTATCAAACATAGCAATTCGCTCAAGGTGTTTGACATACTCATTTGTTGGTACGGTGTACTTAGTAATTTCACCTTGCTTGGCTGACTCCGCCGCTTTGGGGCCAACGCTAGTCTTGCCTTGCAACTCAGACGCAAACTTCTCAAAGTCCGCTGGACTCATGGTCATCAAGGCTTTTGCATTGTCGCCAAGGAACCGCTCTTTGAGCGCATCTAGGGTGTACAGGTTCTCAAGGTTTGGCACTTCGTCAGACGCACGTTCTACTCGCCTTGCGCCGTATCCACCCTTCTCTTGCTGGACAATCTTCTTCAGCTCTGTCAATGTGCTGGGCTTAATGATCATTGGGGCTTTAGCCGCCATACGCTCAATCTCTGCCTTGATCTCAGCGTTGGTCAGTGAGTTAGGGACAACGTCGGCAAGGTATCTGTTCTGATCCCTAGCGATTAAAGCTTTAACAGCCTCAGCTCTGGGCGCCATTTCTTCCTTCATCTTTTTCATCTTGGCAAGAGCCGCCATCTTGGCAATTGATCCGCCCTTGCTGTATTCAGGCTCTTCTTGTGGCTCAAGCATCTGGGATGCCGCGCCAGCGCCAGCAGTTGGGATGCCAACCTGTTGGTACAGGGGTAAGCCCTTCTGCTTGATGGACTCACGCATCTCTGGTGTGATGGGGAAGTTGTGAAGTTTAATCTGGTTGACCGTATCCAGCTTTTGAAGTTCTTGTGCGATGCGTCGTTCAGAGTCCGCCCTCAGCATTCTGCCAACCAGATCGTTTTCACCCGTTTCTGGATTGCGCCTAAACAGCTCCACCATGCCATCAAATGGCTCACTTAAATCTTGGCTGGTCATAAATGGGTGATCACCTTGACCACCGCCCCAAGATGTGCTCTTGGGGTCTCTGGTAGATACAGGAACACTGTTCATCTGAACCTGAGCGCCGTAGGACTTGCCGTAGTTGTTTAGGTAGTCTGGAAGCATCTTGTCGTAGAAGCCCATCATGCCTTCACCACCGACTTGCAGGTCAACACCTCGCAAAGCAAGATTGCCAGAGTCATCAGGAGAAGCTTCAAGAATCTTCTGAGCCCCTTCTTTACCAATGTAGTCGGGTAAAGTTTCCTTGGTCACGCCTTGTTGAGCAACCACCATTTTGCCTTGTGGGTCACGACCAGACAGATAACCAGATGCAGGATCAAAAACAACTTCGCTTAATTGCTTGCTTAAGTCATAACGCTTAGCCTGCTCCGCGCCGGGCGTTATGGCGATGCTGTCATACCCGTTGTCAGCGGCGTAGTTCAGCAGGCGCTTCATAGCCAGCTCGTGCCAATTCTTTTTGAATGGGGCGTCAGGCACACCGTAGTTAATAACATTCTGCATGTTGTCCCTTTGCTCCTGCAATTGCATGAGTCTGGGTGTAATGCTGTTTGCTTCATCAACTAAGGCTCTGTGTCCTTCACCTCGATAACCTATACGCTCAGCTTCTCTACGTAGTTCACCGCGCTTGTTAACTAAATCTTTAAATTCTTTTTCTAGCGCATTGCTTTGCTCTACATAATCAGCGGGTTTGTATCCCTTCTTGCGCCCAGATTGATGCCAATCAGACTGAATCTCTTCAACGTGCAGGATCTTTTCACCATTGGGGCCTATGCGGTCTTGAACGCGCATGTGGGCTAGGACGTTTGGGTCTTCTTTCCAATGATTGGAGCGATACATGGCGCGATCTTCTGCAAGCGCGCCGCTCTCTCCATATAGATTTTTGTATTCACGCTTCACAGCCAAGCGCATTTTTGCCATTGCAGATGTGTCACCTGTCAAGCTTGTATATGGCACTCCATGCAAAGTCATAGAGATCTCGTTTAACCTTTTAGCGTCGTCTCCTTGTACTGGCAACTTAAGAAGGATCTCTCGGTAGTTCTCACCATCTGGCGTCCTGTACCTTCCATACTGAGTGCCGCTATCGGCTTCCATACGTTTGTAAACCTCATCCGAGACCTGACGATGCCGAGCACCACTGAAGCCAATATCGCTGTATGGCACACCAAACATCTCTTGAGAAACCATCTCTCGAAGGTCGTCTTCATCTATAGCGGATGCCTCGTCGTAAATCTTCTCTTTGACTTGAGGTGGAGGGTTATCAGCTAGGACTTGCTGTGCCTCTTCCTTGGTCATCTTGCCCTTGGCTTTGAATGCCTGCTCAAGCTTACGGTCAGCAATCTCCGCCTTCTTGACGCCCGGCTGTTTAAGCACCTCAGTCAGGAACTCAATCCCTGTGCCTTTGGGTCGCTTTAGGTTAGCCAGTGCCTCGTCCACAGCAGAGTAAAAGGGCGCTGTCTTTTTAGCGGCTTTAGCGCCTAACCCACCTAATTTGACAAGGCTCATAGTGGTCTCTCTTCAAGGATTAGATCGTCGCCAGATACTTCACCACCTTCGGCTTTATGGACAGCTCCGCCCTCCTTGAGTCCGAGCTTCTGCAACTCGGTCAGGATGTCTTCGGTGATCAACTGTGTGGGTGGGTTACCTCGGGCGTAGTCCATGTAGCCGGGCATCCGCTTCTTCTCGCGCATAGTCTTATCAACAAAGTCCTTCATGACAAGGTTGCGCTCCACTGGGGTAAACGTCAGACCCAAGTCCTCACCTTGCAAGATTGCGGGGAAGGCTGGGTGTAAGTCAGGGCGATCAATGATCCCGCCGCTAAGTGTAAACAAACGATTACCCAATGCACCAGTAGGTTGATCTATCAAGGCTGGATCTGTCGTACTGCGAATGATCTTGTCATAGTCAATGATCTGACCCTTCTTGCCGCCAACCTGAACACCGCCCATCAAATGACCAGCAATCGAGCGACGACTGAACGTGTCAGCTATATCTCTAAACTTTTTGTCCATGATGTCAACGTCGGCAGGGAACACTGGGTTGCCCTTCTTGTCAACAGCCGAGGCTAAACGCATGTTGATGAGGTCGCGCAGTTCAGGCGTCAGCTCACCACGCTTAGCGGCTTTCTTGAAGTCACCGTAAAGTTTGTCAAACACCATCTGGTTTGATTGGTGCTGGGTAGGCGTACCGATCATAGCGGCGTAAACAGCGTTGTCACCCTTCTTACCGCCACCAAGGATGGTCTTAGCTGTGCCTGCGTTCTGAACGCCCCATGCCGCCTCAGCCTCACGGTATCTAGGGTCTGTAAGTTGGAGTCCCGAGAAGCCGGGGCCTCCCAAGTAACCCTCACCAACCTTTGTGCGATCAGACTGCGTGATCTTCAGTGGTCGACCTTCAATCTTGCCTAGCGCCTCAGACGCTTTCATAGGCGTGACGTTCTTAACGCTTGCACCAACAGGCAATCCTTTGGTCAAGGGGCCAATCAGTGGGTAGGCTTGTGCGGCTATACCTAATCCAAAAGCAGGCTCAGCCACGTCTTTGATTGCTTGGTAGTCAGGATGCAGGACACTAAAACCCATCTCATCTGGGCGTTCACCCATTAAGCCAGCCATAACGGCATAGGTTTTAGGATCTCTCAGTGTGTTCACATTACCTTGCTCAGCGCGTTTCTTAGCGGCGGCGTACTTCTTAGTACCAGCACCGCCGAAATAAGGCTTGGTGTCGTCCTCAGAACCACCTTCCTTCATGCGCTTGTTGCCTAGCTCTAGCATCATGGTGTCTGGGTTGTTGGAGATGACCACACCGCCACGCTTCATGCCCCCAAGATCTGGTGGTACGTCAGGCTTAGGTGGGTTCTCGGCTTGGTATTGCTTGCGCAGGATGTCTTCCCATTCACTGCGGTTGAGGTACTTCTGCCCTTCTGGAAACAAACCTGCTTGCTGGGCACGGGTAAGCAGGTCAGAGCGCTTAACTGGTAGGTCTTTAAGGTCTTCAGCCATAGGCAAATACATGCCCAGTTCATTGGGGTCAGCTTTGTATAAACCAGTGTTTACAAAATCTCCAAGGATGTCCCAGTTACCGCTTCTCACAAAATCCTGTGTGTAAGGATCGTACTTCTCAATCGGACGAGCGTTTTGCTTACCTTTAACTTGGTAAATTGCAGGTGGTAACGCTTCTCGGGCGGCAAGATATTCTGGGCCTTCGTATATGTCGTGATTTTTGTCTTGTATTCTTCTTTGGGCAATTCTGTTTTGAACTTCTTCTGGTTGTTTATTAAACCAAGTGTTGTAATCCAAATGCTGTTGCGGTTTTACTTCGACCGTTACATGAGGCTCGCCACGTCTGTCGCGCAAGCTAAAGATTCTGCTTCTTCCAGCAACTACGTCAGGACAGTAACCACCAACGCAGTGACCCATAGTGTCGCCTTCGTACCTGAGAGCTTTTTCTAAACGCTTGTCGTGGTTTTTGTTGAAAAAAGATATTGCTTCATCTGGAGTGTCAAAGTCCATGCGAGACAGTGACTCCCCGTTTGGATCAACGACTTGATAAGTTTGTCTAGCCTCATCTTGCACAACCTTATATCCAGAAGGCAAGTCCTTTGGCGTGGTCAGTTCAATCCATTTATACCCCGCTGGGTATTCCTTGTAAGTAGGGAAGCCTTCAGTGTTTTTGATGGCAGTCTGGCGCATCTTGACACCCGCCTCACGATCAAAGTTGGCGGCGCGCTCAATAGCCTGATCCATTGTGATTTTGCTTAATTGCTCAGGGGTGATAGCACCAGAGCGTACGTCTTGGCGCAGTACGTCTAAAACATGATCGATACCTGTATCCTTATTTAAGTCGCTCATCGTTTTGTAGACCATGGCTTCTGGATCAACCTTCTCAAGCCATGGGTAGCGCTCTACGGTTTCAGGCAATCTTCCTATGCGTCCAGCCTTCTTCATACCAAGCAGGCTGTCTGTCAGGTTTTCCCAGCCCTTGCCAATTGTGGATGTAGCCATTCCTTCAGTTGGAAAACCCCTGTCCTCACGAACGCTTATTACTCCGTGTGCTGGGTGTCTTGCTTCATTTTCTAAATATCTGATGTGACCAATTGTTTTTTCAGCATTGCCAACATCAAAGTTTAAATCTTCAATCTTGTCTTGAATGTCGCGCTCAAGGTAAGCAATCGCTTGGTCTCTCTCCCTGCTTTGTGGTTGAGCCTTAGCATTTGCCAGCTTTGTTTCCAGTTTGGTAATGTCTTTCTCGTACTTAGCTTCTAGCTTCTCTACGTCTTCTGTGCGACGGTCAAACATCTTGCGCACCCTGTCTTCAGGTGTCGCCATCTCGTTCTTGACGTAGTTTTTGTATGTGTTCTCAAGCCAATTGTTTAGAGCTGACTCCTGCTTGTTCAGGGCTAAGTCGCCTTGCAATCTGCGGATGTTGTCCTGCACCATCTCGTTTTGAAGATTACCACTTCGTAGACGCTCAATCTCACCTTCAAGATAAGCTACATCCTCGTTAGAAAACGGAACGCCTCTGTCACTCTTCTTTAAATCTTGAACTGACCTGTTTAAGTTATCGTCAAACCAGTTACCACCCTTGGGCTTGATCACGTTGGACTGCGTGTTAGCGCCCATCGCCATGACCATCTCACGAGGCAAGCCACCACGCTCTAAGGCGCCCTTCACAACGGGCTCCATGCGACGCTCGATAGCTCTGCCAGCCTGCTCTGCGCCTCTGCCTGCTGTTTTCATGGCTTGGGACGTGGCAGGGCCTGACAGGTACTGCAACGCAACCGCCTCGGGCAAGATAGGTGGAAGCTTGTACTGTGTTTCAAGGCGATCAAGGAATTCGCCTACATCACCTGCGTACTCATAAGCCAAGGGTTGCTCAGGCTTGTACATGCGGTCTTCTATGAACTTCTCAGCCGCGGCATCACCATGCACCATTCTGGTTGGCAGAGAGTTGATGGCTTGCGTCAGGGCTGAACCCATGAGCCGTACTGTCTGTAATGCACCAGCCGCCTTCTCTAGCGGAGATGTGTCAGCACTTTGCTGGCGCTTTAGGTCAGCATCGCGCTGAGTCATGCGTCTACCTAGCTCTAAGTTAGCCTTGGTAGGCTGGCTCAGATCTACGTCGCCATACTGAGGCAACTCCATCGCTCTTGGATCATCAATGAACGGCATCGGCTTAGCAGGCTTGAAGTTCTTTGCCTTGATGTTCCCAACTCGTGGGTAGAACGCTGGTTTGTTTTCGTCAGCCATGGCTTATCCCGCTGAGTTGCTGTTGCCCCAATGATACCTTGGGTATTTGCATTCGTCCATCATGCGGCGTACGGGTTCT